GTACGTCTAGTTGGAGTATGCAAGACCAGCCATACCGCTCATGACACGGAGAACGTTGTAGTTGAAAGCATAGATGTTGAGTGTGGCAGCAGATGCAAGGTAGACAGATGAGAAGGTTGCAGATGAGCTAATGTTGGCTTCACCGAGAGCACGACCGAGGGTGATTTGGAGTGTGGCGTTATCAATACGGGAGAAGTTACATGTTCCGGATGGTTGATGTTCTTCAGGTGTGAGGGCAAATGAGTATACGTTAATACCATCAGAAGGTGTGTTGGTGAAGCATTGGTATGGTTGGACGTAGTTGAAGTAGTCACCATCACGGATGTTGAAACGATCATGACCGTTGAGTTGGAGTAAACCAGTTAAGAAAGGATTTTCGGTTCTGTCGAGTTGGAGACCGTAGTTATCCCATTGGTAGACGACGTAATCCCATGCAGCTGAACCTTGGTTGTTGAAGACAGATGTATTACGAGAAATACCAGCACAGGCAGCTAAGACTGTGGATTCGAGTGTGGCAGAGTCGAGGGAGCAAACATCGAGAGGGAGTAATGTACCAGTGATGGTGACGTTATCAGGGTCGAGAACGTATTGGTCAACGTAGACTGCACCAGCGTTGTTGAAGTAGTTGAGCCAGATACCAGCTAATTGAGATTTACCTAAGATGCTGTTGCTGGTGAGGGGGTTAGGTTGGAGAGCACCGGATGTGAGTGAGGCATAAGCAAGGATGAAACGTTTAGTGGCTAAGAGTTGCATAGAAGTTACATCATCTGCATCGTATGATAAGTAACGGAGACCAGAGGTCCAGCGGGCTAATTGGAGATTCCAGACAATGAATTTGCATGGGTGGTTGAATGTTAAGCGGGAACGTGTGGTTGTGGATGTAACAGTTTCTGGTGATGGGTATTGAACTTGTTCAATGAGGTATTCGTGGGTGGCTTGGGCGAAACGTTTGCGTTCTTCTTGATCGAGGTAGATGTAGTCGACCCAGAGAGAAGCATAGGAAACGTTAGGAGGTGTGCTTGACCAGATTGGTTGACCACCGTTGGCGTAGTTGGTTACAATTAATTGATTGAGTGGGGCAATATCGAAGGTAATACGAACTTCGTGGTATTGGAGAGCAATTAATGGTAAACCTAAGCCATCGTGTCTGCAGTGGAAGAATTGGAGAGGAACGTTGAGGGTGTATTGTTGACCTTGGTTGGGTTGGAGACCAGTGTTGTTGTAGTTGAGTTGGTTTGTTAATGATGTCATGGCTGGGACGTTACCGACCATTTTGGCGTAACCACGAACTTGACCAACAGGGTGGGTGAGTTCGTACCAGATGTTGAGCCAGTCACCGTATTGTTTATCAATTTGAGTACCACCGATTTCGAGGTAGTAGTCGTTGATTAAGGCATGACCTAAATTGCGTACCCAAGCCCATTGAGGGGTGAAAGATTGACCACCAGCGAGTGTAACGTTGGCGAGTAAACCTTGGTTGAGGACTACACGGAGGTACATTTTGGTTACAACGTCGGCATTACGAGTTAATTGAACAGTTACACGGCTTCCAAAAGAGAATGTACCAGTGAATGTTTGTTCAATTGCTTCAGAAGCAAAGTTTGTGTGTCTACGGTAGACAACTTTGAAGAATGTGATTTGGGGGTTACCAGTTCGGTAATTCTCCATACTTTCATATGGAGCCGGACTATATCTTAGGCCTTCATTGAGAACTGCTAATTCTCTCAGACCCACTTACATTTAGTCTCTGGACTGCATCCATAGATCTTGCATAACGATCATTAGGACTTGGCTCAGTGCTCATCAATTTAGGATTTATATTTAAATTATTTTTTTCTAATCCACATTTGCCTGCTTATTACCATACCCTAGGCTGCTATTCTAGGCCATTAGATTGTTTCTAATCTAACTTGGTACAGGATGTAAAGAAATATATAATTCTATTTTAGTATTATGATTATTTATTAATGATTCATCTATCTTATTATTTTTTCTGTAATTTTCTTTTTTTTCACACGGTCTGAGATTTTTCCAATTAAAACATTTTTTAATATCTTCATCTTGTTCTAGATTAAAATTACTACATGGTAATACATGGTCAATATCCCAATATGTTCCTTGATTTGTCCATGACATATTTTCATCAAATTGATATTCAATCCATTTATGAAAATATTCTAAACTTACACCAAGATACATTAAGGAACTTGAATATATTTTTTTACCTGTAACTGTTTTATTAAACCGTGTTCTTAATATTTTTTTCATTCTATATTGTGAATCATTTTTATATTTTTCTCTATCTCGTGTATTTGCATGTTCTTTATTTATATTATCGTATTCTTTTTTCCAATTTTTTCCATTTGTATTATACCATTCTTGTTGTTTAGATTTAAGTATATTTTGATTTTGTTCTCTATATTCTTTTGCATATTCATTTGTACAATCTTTACAACGATGATGATATGAATTTTTTATTTGAGATCTGATAGTAAATTCGGAAATATTTTTATCTTTAAAACATGTATTACACTTTTTTGTTGTCATAATAATATTATAGATATCTCTTTACACTTTTACAACTTTATGATTTCGCCTGAATTTGAAAGTGTTGCCATCAATTAATATATAATTTTCATTTTTTAATTAATGACTAGCGGATGTGTATGCAAATTGAGGTGGCATTCAATTTACAGTATATAACACTAACTGATTTTCCTAAAGAACATATATACGTGTTCTTTAGCAGTCCGCTTTTCTACCCAACTAGTTTAGGTAAACATCTTGCGCGCCGTAAGCTACGAGTTGAACTAAACCACCACCTGCCATTTTTTAAGTATATAACTATATCCCAGAAATTATTTTTTGAAATATTAACCTCAAATAATTAAAAAAATAATTAAAAACTAAATGTTTTTTTCAATATGCCCTTTTTTATTTATTTTTTTTAGTTCAGTAATTATTAGATACCAAATTTATTTATATGATTTATGGTATATTTCCATGAGAAATATTTTATTTTATATATTTTTTAGTATGATTATTAAATATAACGCAAATTAATTATATTTTCTACTTAAATATTTTTTCTTTTGTATAACATGTCAACATTTAAAGAAAAAACAACCAAATATTCTTCTTTTGTAAATAATAAAAATAGAAAAAAACAAGCTAATATTCAAGATACCGTTGACATTTGTCATCAAAAGAATATGGAAGCATTTAATCAAAGACACGATATGGTAGGAAAATGGAAAGCTAAAATAGAAAAATACAAAAGTGATATAGATATAATAAATGCAAATCCTCAAAATCTTGAAACTGATAATAAAAAGAAATTATATCAAGAGAAAATAGAAATGTTAACTAAAAATATCTCAGAAACTGAAAGTCACCATTCTGAATTAGAATATTTTTATAATACTGTTGATATTTTAGTTAATTATTACGAAGAAAATGAATCATCACCACATACTGCTAACAAAGCTTCTTTATTAAATGATTATCTTAAAATAACAAATCATACTACTAATAAATTATCTCATAATGCAATCCTAGAATGTCCTGAATGTAAAACTGAAATGACAGTTCATCAACATGATGGATTAATGGTTTGCACTGGTTGTGGTCGATCTAATGACATTTTATTAGATACTGATAAACCTAATTACAAAGAACCCACTCAAACTAGTAAAAACTATACTGCTTATAAAAGAAAAAATCATCTTAACGAAAAAATTAATCAGTTTCAAGCTAAAGAAACAATTGATATCCCTCCTGAAATTTATGAAGAAATCAAAAGTGAAATTAAAAAATTACGCTTGTCCAATGATGATATTAATCATAAAGTTATGCGTGATATCCTTAAAAAACTTGGTCATAATAAATATTATGAACATATCACTCACATAATTTGTTTCTTAACTTGTAAATTACCTATTACTATTACACGTGAAGCTGAACATAAAATAGATATGATGTTTGAAGAAATTCAAGAACCTTTTGAACTATTCAAA